TTTCACAAACTCAAGAGACTGCTGCTCAATGTTACTGAAGCTGGACTTCTCTAAGTCTCCAATCATGTGAGGAGGAATGCGGAAAATACGCGCGATCTCATCAATCTGAAACTTTCTGGTCTCAAGAAACTGCGCCTGTTCAGGCGAGATGGAAATCGGAGTGTACTTCATGCCTTCTTCAAGAACAGCAACTTTATTAGAATTGGAAGATCCTCCAAAAGCCGAGTTCCAGCTCTGCCTGATGCGCTCCGGATCCTTTACAACGCCGGGATGCTCTAAGATGCCGCCTGGCGTCGCTCCGTTTGCAAAGAACTTGCTTCCGTATTCTTCAGTCGCAATGGCAAGGCCGATCGCGTTCTTTGCCATCGCGATAGGAGAGTACCCAACGAGCCCGTCAAAGCCCAGCCCTGGGATGTGAAGTACATCTCGAGGGGAAAGTCGAACGAGAGAACCTCTCATCGTGTGGGCTTCTTCCTGCGAGGTCTGGTACTCGTAGTAAAGCTGGCCAGATGCGTCCCGGTCTACGGTCATCTTGTTTGGCATCAGAGGATAGAGCGCGATGGTTTCTCCTTTACCATTTCGGATGATCTGCGCGTAGGCATTACCCCAGAGAAGAAGATGGGTCATCAGTGTTTCCCGAAATACAAACGAAGTCATCTCGGGATTTGGTTCATCATGCAGGATGGTGTAAAGCGGATGGTCCGTTGCTTTCTCTTTTGAGCCTTCCTTGTTGTATCGGTAAAGGTGAAGGGGGAGACCAGCCACAGCTTCCGAGAGGATCCTCACGCAGGAGTAAACGGCGGTCATCTGCATGGCAGACCGCTCGGTTACGGATTTTCCAGAAGCCGTTCCTCCAAAGAAGAAGCGGTACATGTTTCCCGTGGTGGAGTCCTTCGGCTTGTCCCTTGATTTGAAGATTCCTTTAAATATGGTCATTGAAATTCCTCCTATAAGTGAATCTTTTTATCGATTTCTAAAGCAACTCTGCTCCCCAGGATTTGGGAAATTTAAACAGGCAAAACTGCCAAAATAAAAGCGAGCGGCTTCATCATAGGCCCTCGCTGCGTCCTCGGCATTTTCAAATGTTCCGAGATGTTTTATTTTATTATGCAGGCTGATATATGCCCTGAATTTTCCTCTGTCCTTTCGAAAACTCACACCCTTGAATCCAGAAGTGTTGTGTTTTGGCAGACACATATTTCTTTGATTCTCAAGCTCTGAAGCAAGCCGGAGATTCTGTCTTCTGTTATCCGCCGGATCTCCGTTAATATGATCAACATAATATTCCGGAGGCGCTTTCAATAACAGACGGGGGAGTCTTACCACCTGACCATTTATCTTTGTCTCTGGATATCCACCGTGCTCTGTATACCAGTTTCTGTCCTCCACCAAAGGAAGATCCGCCTTATCAAAAATAAAGGAATTTCCATTCGCAGTTATGTACCGCATATGGTCGCCTTCAGATATTATCCGGTAACAATGACCGCATCTGACCTTTCGGCCTCTTAACAGCAGCTCTCTGCTCACCAGAATCTGATTGCCGCAGTCACAAGTACATCTGTAGAAACTCTGTCTTTTCTTTCTTCTCCCATAGTGAAAGTATCCTGCGAAGCTATCCACATGCAGCTTTCCAAAACGCTTTCCAACGATGTCGTTTTTATCCAAAAGATCACCTCAAATGAACAAGATCCCTCTGCTGTCATAGACCGACTCCCCAGCGTCGTTTCCGCACCGAATCGCCCGGTCTAAAGCCATAACAAGAGCGACGGCTCCATCGATTTTCTCGGTTGATTTCTCCTTATCCATCTTGATGTTTCCTGCAGGGTCCGTTCGGACATAAACGTTATCCATCATCCAGCGAAGGACCGGGTGGCCGCCATGCGCGATTTTCTGGTCCAGTGTAAGCCGCATCAGCTCCTTGGTAGGCGGGTTCATATCTCTGTACCCCTGGCCGAAAGGCACGACGGTAAAGCCCATGCCTTCTAAGTTCTGGACCATCTGGACGGCTCCCCAGCGGTCAAAGGCAATTTCTCGGATGTTGTACTTTTCTCCAAGGCGCTCGATGAATTTTTCGATGAAGCCGTAGTGGATGACGTTTCCTTCGGTGGTCAGAATTGCTCCCTGCTTCTGCCAGAGATCGTAAGGAACGTGATCTCTTCGGACGCGCAGGTCCAGCGTGTCTTCCGGCAGCCAGAAGTAGGGGAGAACGACGTATTTATCATTATCGTCTTCTGGAGGGAACACGAGAACAAAAGCGGTGATATCGGTGGTGGAGGAAAGGTCCAAGCCTCCGTAGCAGACTCTGCCATAGAGGTCTTCCTCCCGAATTTTAAAGGAGCAGGCGTCCCATTTATCCATCGGCATCCAGCGGACGGACTGCTTGACCCATTGATCAAGACGTAGCTGGCGGAAAGCGTTTTCTTCCTGCGGGTTCTGCTTGGCAGATTCGCAGGCGGCTTTGACTTTATCGATGCTGATCGTAACGCCAAGAGAAGGGTTTGCTTTCTTCCAAACTTCAGGGTCTGTCCAGTCCTCATCCATTGCGGCGCCATAGATCACCGGGTAAAAGGTCTCATCGTGCTTTCTTCCTTCCAGGATGTCTTCTGCCTTCTGGTGCAGCTCATAGCAGATGGAGTTTACGTCGTTTCCGGCTGTTGTGATGATGAAGTGGAGCGGGTTCTTCCTTGCGTCTGATGTACCCTTTGTCATCATGTCAAAGAATTTCCGGTCTTTCTGGACCCAGAGCTCATCAAACACCAGGCCAGACACATTCACACCGGACTTTCCGGCGACCTCTGCAGACACGGCCTTGTAGATGCTGTTGGTGGGGCGGAAATGAATGGTCTTTCGGCTGGGGCGGATATCGCAGTATTTCTTAAGCGTTTTATGGAGCTTGACCATGTCGCAGGCCACATCGAACACCAGAGAGGCCTGGTCCCGGTCCGCGGCGCAGCCGTAAACTTCAGCTCGCTGCTCACCGTCTGCACACAGCATGTAGAGGGCCACAGCCGCGGCAAGCTCGGATTTCCCGCACTTTTTTGGAATCTCAATGTAGGCGGTCGTAAACTGCCGGCAGTCGTTTGGCTTTAACACGCCGAATAAGTCGCGGATGATCTGTTCCTGCCAGGGCATTAAGTGAAAGGGCTTGTTGTAAAAGTCGCCCTTCGTGTGGGAAAGCTGCTCGATGAACATCACCACTAAGTCAGCTGCTGCTTTATCGTAATGCGATGTCTCTGCCATAAATTTTGTGGGTCTGTATCTTTCCAAATTCATTCCTCCAGGGCAAAAGAAAAGAACGCCAAGAGGCGTTCCGAGTGTGTTTATCTTTAATTGTATTGATGAATCAGGGCTGCATAGGCGAGCTGGCTTGTTTCATCTTCTGGCTCGATGTCCCAGCCGCGGTCGTAGCGGAGAGTCGTTTTGCTTCCAACGCGGAGCTTCATCTTGCTGATCCTGCCGCCCTCGATTCCGTTGTCCGAAGGCTCATCGTAGTGTTTTAGCTCGTATGTTACCGTTATTCCATCGATTTCAAGCGTTCCTTTTTCCCACATGGCGGCCTCCTTATGCGATTGTAAATTCGATTCCTTTCTTGGTTTCCGGCTCGTCCGTACCAAAGTGGTGGTCGTCCTTTCTTGTGACAATCTTGAGCGCTCCCATCTTCCAGCCGTTTGCGATCAGCCCGTAGATTCCATCCATCAGGCCGGTGCTCTGGTCGGTTACGACGATTGTGTTAATGCCCGCATCCTTAAGCGTTTCTGCGAAATCCTTCATGTCCTTTTCCCAAGGCAGGTCTTCGACCTCGAAGCAGTCGGATCCGCGGTAGTTCAGGTTTTGGTAAGCCCAGTAGGCTTTCATGGCGCCGTCGCTGTAAGGGAATGGAGTTTCCTCTTCAAAGGCCTTTACCAGGGCTGTTCCTTCATCGTATTTTTCTTCTTCATAAAGGGCGCTGCGCTGTTTTCTAACGGCTTCTTTCTTTTCCTGGTAGCTGCAAACTGTTTTGTACATGCTTTCAAAATATGCGTTTTTCATGGTCTTTCCTCCGTTGTTCTTTGCTTTCCTTTGCATGTACATATATCACTCTAAAGCCTTGAAATAGCAAGCTTTATGTGAGTTTTTCTACCTCTATTTTTCGCTTCCCGTCAGGATGAAATGAACGTATTCTTTCCGGTGCTCTTCAAGATAGAGGACAAGCTCGTAATAGTCATAGTCGAAGGCAATCCGCTGAACAGCAATCGTATCCAGCATGTTGGTCAGGCCGCTTCTTTGGATGGCAAGAATCTGAGTTTTGATTTCTTCAGTCATGGCATGTTCCTACCCTCCTTACGACGTCTTCACCAAAGATGACATGAAGGCCAGATCCGTTATCCCAGTGGATCAGGATAGAGCCGGTGTCATCGACTCCATAGACTGTGCCGAGCGTTCCTTTAGGAGGAGCCTGCACATCATCCATTTTTACAAGCTCAACCCTCGTTCCGGCAGGGTAGCCGGAGCGAAGAAGTGCCAGGGTTTCTTTTCCAATTGTGCTCATGCGTTTGGTTCCTCCTTTGCTGCAGGGGCATTTCTAAATGCGCTGTTTCCAGACAAATTCTTTAGAAGGATCTTACGGTCCAACTTGTAGCCTGGCCCGATAAATCCAAGGCGGAGGAGGAAGCAGCGGAAGGCGTACTTCTCGTTGGTCACTTCATGGACTCTGCTGCTGGTCCGCTTTTGCTCTTTGCTGAGCCTGCAAAGTAGGGAAATGAAGTCGGTGTAGGCTTTGACTTCATCTGGCTCCGGCGTTTCTTTAAACCAAGGAAAAGCGATCCGGTCGTCTTTTACATCGATGCTTAGGTCCTCAATTCCAAGAGACTTCTTGATCAGGGTTCCTTTTGCCGTAAGCAGGTTGGTGAGATTGGTGGTATCCGCATCATTGATTGGAATCTCAATGGTAAGGCTGGTATCTTTTGGCACTTTGGTTTCTTCTGTGGGCTCTTCAGGGAAGAAATTAACTTTTTCAAGCTCCTCTGCGATGTGATTCAGCTTATCTTTATCCTCGCAGGAGACGCCGCCGTCTTTATCCACGGTGATGTTTCCAATTTTGTAGGCGCAGGTCGGCATGAACTGGTACTCCGAAATGTCGCCTGTGATCCGGCAGATCTCCGTGACGAGTTCTTTCCGTTCTTCTCCTGTTACGCTGTAGCTTAGTTTCATATTCGTACCTCCTTGATGTTTGTTTCTTCTGGTAGGTACATATATCACTCTGAAACGCTGTAATAGCAAGTGAATAATGCTGAAATTTCAATGTTTATGCGAGGTCGGCGTAGGGGATTTTCTTTCCATTGCGGAGGACAAACACGTCGGAAGAATCATCCTTGTATTGAATGTATCGGTTCACCGCGACATCTACAAACTTTGGCTCAAGCTCAATTCCATAGCAGATTCGATTCAGCTGCTCACAGGCGATCAGAGTAGAAGCAGAGCCTAGAAATCCATCTAGGACTAAGCCATTACTCTGGGTGCACTGCTTGATAAGGTAGGCAATGAGCGGGACTGGCTTTGAACTAGGGTGGCCGAAGCCATCTTCCTTGGCGTTCTTGATCCCGTCAAACTCAAAGACCGACTTTTGCTTCTGATCGCCATACCAGATGTGCTTTCCGTCTTTTCTCCATCCCCAGATGATCGGCTCCATGTTGAACTTCCAGTCGGTCCGCATGAGAGGAGCCCGCGGTTTCTTCCAGACGAGGCCGGCGCCGACCTTAAAGCCGGCATCTTCGTAGGCGTCATAAAAGACTCTTGCTTTCATGGTGGCGTAAAACACATAAATCGAAGCGTCCTTTGCCATGGCTTCGTGAAAGCGGGTGAAGGCAGACAGTAGAAACGTGTATCCTTCCTCATCGGAAAGGTCATCATTTTTGATTTTACCAACCGAGCTGTCTAAGGAGACCAGATACGGCGGATCTGTGCAGACGAGGTTCACCTTGGTGTCTCCGAGCAATTCTGTATATGTGTTTTTATCCGTGGAATCTCCGCAGATCACGGTGTGACGTCCTAAGTGCCAGATATCTCCAGGCTTAGAGAAACACGGTTTTTCGAGCTCCGCTTCCACGTTGAAATCATCGTCTTCCGCTTCAGTATCCACATCCATCAGTTTCGCAAGGTCTTTCTCATCGAAACCAAGAAGGGAAAGGTCAAAGGCGTTCTCCTGAAGGTCAGACAGCTCGACAGAAAGAAGATCTTCATCCCATCCAGCATTAAGGGACAGCTGGTTGTCCGCGATGATATAGGCACGCTTCTGGGCTTCGGTCAGATACTCTTCCTTTACGCAAGGGACTTTCTCAAGGCCGAGCTTTTGCGCTGCATAAAACCTTCCGTGTCCACAAAGGATGGTGTTATCTTTTGTGATTACAATAGGGGACAGAAAGCCGAATTCTTTAATCGATGCAGCAATCTGAGCGATCTGTTTGTCCGAGTGAGTTCTCGCATTCCTGGCGTAGGGGATCAGTTTATCGATGTCTTCGAGATAATACTGTGTCTGTTTCTTATTGTCCATGAGTTTGTTACTTTCCTTTCCTGGCCTTTAAGAGAACTTCCATCATGTCCGCTCCCGGATCTTCCTCAAACTGCTCGGTGCAGTTTTCTTTTACAACATCGTAGATTTCATACCAGAGCAGGTTCGCAGTCTTTTGAAACTGATTGGACATCTGAATGAATGGGGAAGCGACTACGCCGCCGGTCGTCGGATGTTTTCCAAGGAATCCATAAGAGCTGATCGCGTTTTCGCACTGGATGTACCTTGCGAAGGCCTGAGAATAGGACTCAATCAGGCGGGGATTCACGAGCTTTTCGCAGTGACGCTCCCTAAGCCAGAGCCAGGTCTCTTCGTAAATTTCGTCCGCTCCAAGGGGCTTTCCGTTTTTCTGCCTTGCAGATAGGTAGTCACTGGGTTTTGGCATATCGGTACCTTCAAGGACCGCGCCCTCCGGCAGGTCCACCGCTTCAAGCTGCGCATATTCGAGCTCGGGGATATCGTTATTCATGATTTTTACTTTCTGGCCCTTCGCGATCTTTTCTGCAGCGGGCATTGGTTTGTCACCAGCTCTTACGCGCCTTCCACCGCGGTAAGTTCCGTCTTTTGCCATATTCTCACTTCCTTTTATGGTTTAAGGGTTTAATCCCCCGTTTGAACTGCAATTTCTGCACGCGTGAGGGGGCGCCGGTATCCTGAGCGGCCCGCGGTAGAGATTTCTCCTCCCCCTGGGTCAGCGCTTGCCTTTCCGTTTATGCATTTTCTCGTGGCAGGAGTGGCAGAGGCTCATCAAGTTACTTTCATC